TACAACAGTATGTTGAGTGGATTGCTAATAGAAGGATGAAGGCAATTGGATTGAAACCTATATACGATATACCTGCGAAGAATAATCCATTGCCCTGGACGGAGCACTGGATTTCTTCTAAGGGTCTCCAAGTCGCACCTCAAGAAACAGAGGTCGAATCGTATATCGTCGGAGGTATCAAGCAAGATGTCACAGAAAACACATTCGCAGGATTCAGCCTCTGATCCTAGAAACGAAGATGATTATGATACTTGGGAGTATGGTACTGAACCACTCCCAGATGATCACACTTGGGGAACGAAAAAAATAGCCACGTTTGATCACCTTGGATTTGGTAATTATGACGGATATGAGGAATCATATAAGGAAGCTGCAAAAACAGATTCATATCTCTTCGGAGATTATGATGCATATCAAGCATATAAGGAGGACTCTTAGGGGTCCTCTTTTTTTATAAATACCCTATAAAGGGTATAAAGAATTAAAATGAAATCCTTATCACAATCAGAATACGGAGAACTGAGAGATCTTTATCAGAGCATGTATGCTACTGAAGAGGTAGAGACTATCTTGGAAGATTTTACGGATGAAGACCTTGATCTCACTGATGAAGAGATTGAAGAGCAAGTAGAAGAAGTTTTCCTTGAGTTTATTGAGGAAGGATATGATATTGATGAGATTGAAAATATAATTTGTGAAGCAATAGATACCGAGTTGGAAGTTCTCAATGAAGTAACCAGTCCTGCAAAGGTTGCTGCATTAAGAATGAAAAATAAGAACGCAGCAGCTGCTGGAGAAGGTCGTGGAGGTGATGCTGGTGCTAAGGCAAGAGCAAAACTGAATGTCAGTAAGCAGAAAGTTGGTGGTTCCTCAGAGAAGAAGGCATCCACACTTTCTAGAGTCAAGGGTGCAGTTAAGAAGGTTGCTAAGGCAGCACAGGGTGGTGTAGGACTTGCTGCAAGGGCAGTAGGAACAGCACAGAGAGCAGCCAGTGCAGTCAAGGGTGCTGCTAAGAGTGGATATGAGAGAGGCAAACAGGGATCTGGTGGTTCTTCCTCTGGTTCTTCCTCTTCATCCACATCTACACCTTCTTCTAGTTCTTCTTCATCAAGTGGATCTTCCACTTCTTCATCATCTTCAGGTGGTGGTTCATCCTCAGGATCCTCTGAAGCACCTAAGAAGCGTAAGGATGGTCTTCTGAAGAGAGGATTGAAGAAGCTTGTTAGAGGTGCAGGAAAGGCAGTTTCTGCTGCTGCAGGGGCAGTTAAGGCAGGTGCTGATTCTCTTACCGACAGAGCAAGAAAAGAAGAACTGGAAGCAACTGGATTGTTCTCTGAGAAAGAGATTGAAGCAATCATGGAAGCAGAAATGAGTGAGGGTTATAAAGAGATTAGTTTTGATAAGCATCAGAGAATGTATGACAGATATAAGAAACTCGGCAAGGCTGCTATGCAGGATGCTCGTGATTCTGGTGAAGCATCCGGAACCAATAGAATGAAGATGGGTAAAATGAGTGCTGTTATTGATAAGTCCTCTGAGAACTTAAGAAAGAAGCAAACTAAAGATCAACTTACCGGTAGAGGTTGATACAAAACTCAAATAATACTCAGGGGGGGATTGACAAGTCCCCTTTTTTTGTCTAGAATACCTTTGTTAGGGTTGAAGGATAAATAATAGCTCATTGAAGTCTATAAGATGAGCTATGAGAATCCATGGGTATACCAAGAGAGAAATTTTGATACTTGTGATATTGGTGACTACTTTGGGTTTGTTTATCTCATCACCAATAAGTCCAACGGAAGACAATATATTGGAAGGAAATACTTTTGGTCTTTTAGAAAACCACCAGGAAAAAAGAGAAAAGTAAAACAAGAATCAGATTGGAAAAAGTATTATGGGTCTTGTCCTGAATTGAAAGATGATATAAAATTATATGGCAAAGAGTTCTTCAGTAGAGAAATACTGAGTTTGCACGAAACCAAAGGAACATGTAACTATGAAGAAACCAAACAGCTTTTCATTAATAATGTCTTATCTGAGACGCTTGACACAGGGACACCAGCATACTATAATAGCAACATCCTTGGACGCTACATGCGAAAAGACTATGGAAACTTTGGAAAGCACTCTGCAGAACACGCATGACTGGGCAGTTGACAGACTGCACACTCTCTGTGCTAACACATCTGATGATGTATTAGAATCTGTTGAGAATGCTCATGCACTTCGAGCAGAGTTTGCCGAATGGTTAGACCCTACTACTGATGATCATGAGATTTATTCACTTGAATATCTTGGAGAAAATGATTAATCCTTTGTTGATAAGTGGACTGCTGGGATTTTTTTCACCCTCAGTTCCTCCTGCCGTTGAAGAACCTCCAGCAGTAACCATTCAGAAGAGTTGGAAATGTCCTGAGTGTACTACTGAGGAGCAGTATGTTCTTGCAACACTTCAGGAAAAATCAAACATTAATGATAAGTATGCTCTTGCTACGATCATGGGAAACATTCAGCAAGAGTCTATGTTCAAATCAAACATCTGTGAAGGTGGTGCTCGTGTCCCTTATGAAAAATGTTATAGTGGTGGATATGGTTTGATTCAGTGGACTACTTCTGGTCGTTATCATGGACTGGGTTCTTTCTGTAAGAAGTATGATTGTGATCCTAGTAGTTTAAAAGGACAGGTTCATTATATGATCAATGAACCTCAGTTCCTTCATGTTCTTCAACAGTTTCAAGGACGAGGAAGAACTGTTGATCAGTATATGAATTCTGCTTATCGTTGGTTGGGATGGGGTATTCATGGAAATAGAACTCGTTATACTTATAATTACTTAAACAAACTTATCTGGATCTAGCATGGGTAAATTTTCTAAAATAGTCAAGAAGGTAGTTGATGCCTTTGTAAAGAAAGAACCTGTAGTGGATGAACTTGAAGCTCCTGCATGTACTGTTGGTCCAAGTCATTTTAGTCATGGATGTAGTCCTTATAAGGGAATCAAGTCAGAACCTTATATTGGAGTTCCTGCTCCTGCTTATTTACAAGAGGACTCATGGTTTGGTCCTGTTCCCGAGTATACTGAAAAGCAACGTGATTACATGGAAATGGAATTTGAAATGAAAAAGCAAGAAGTCGAACAACGTAAAGAGGAAACCAAAGAACCTGAAGACATTCATGAGATTATGTATCAGATGTCACAAGGTAACTGGAACACTGTGATTGAATCACAAGGTGGTTCTGAGCACTTCCATAAAGGTCCTGGTGGTTGGAACTCTGGCACTGGTATGGGACAATTCCGATGACTGAACAACATCCACTGACTGGTGAAGAAGGTGCCATGGCAGCTCTTAGAGATACCCTAGAACAGAACAGTGAAGCCATGAGGATCCTTGCAATGGGAGATAAAGAAGAGATGGAGGATGCTATAGATACTCTCCTGGCATTGGAACGTGAAAAAGACGGGTACGAGCCGATCACTCTAGATGAACTAGCTGAACTTTCTGATGAGCCCACAGGAGAATAACTAATGACCGACAAAGAATTGCAAGAGGAAAAGTATCGTGAACTTCGTGCTCAAGCACTCAAATGTTTACTCACGAAGTATGGTCATCAGATGGATGGAGTATCACCTAAGCACACAAATCAATCATTGTATGAGTGTGCTGAGGATTGGGTATCTAAAGGTAATATAACTACCTTTGGAATCATAAAATACTATGAGGCATATTACGCATGAAAAAGATTATTATGGGTGTATTGGTAGCAGCATCATTATCTGCTCCGGCACTTGCTGATGACTCTAAGATCACCAAGGGTTACAATACGATGGATTCTATGGGGTGTATGTTAGTCCGGGATTGTACCGATGGAGTCAAAGAAGTTAACAGCATTGTGGATATTGCTAGTGAGTATCATAATTGGACTGATTTTGCTTCCGTTACTGATGAGTTCAACAGAATGCTCTCTGCCCTTAATAAGATCGGAGTTAAGGTGTTTCTAGCACCGGATAAGTATTTCCCACCCAAACATCGTGGCGTTTATCATACGGTTAGTAATAACTTCTTTCTGAATAAGGAGTGGATGGGTAGTCCAAGAATACTAATGTCTGTAATGCGTCATGAAGGATGGCACGCGGCACAGGATTGTATGGCAGGAACAATTGATAATAATATGATTGCCATTATCAAACCTGAAGATGAAGTTCCAATGATTTATCAGGTAATGGTCGAAAGAACTTATGATAAGTCTGCTTGGCCTTGGGAGAAGGAAGCATCCTGGGCAGGACGCACTGAGGGCATGACAATGAAGGCACTGGAGGCATGTGCTGCTGGTCCTATGTGGGATGTCTATGAACCAACTCCACTTACACGTAAGTATCTTGTAAAGGAAGGTTTTATCAAATGAATTTCTTAATTGCTGCATTGGCACCTGTTTTCATTACAAGTCCTATCACTAAAAAACCTGTAGAGGTTCCTACTTCTGTGGTTCAAAAGTGTCAAAGTATTATGGAATTTAGTGTCTATAAGGAGAATAAAACTGAACTCGAAGAACTCAGAACTCTTGATTGTTACTATATGAATATGGGTCATTATAGTCTTCCATATGATCTTTATTTTCCTGAAGATCGATACCCTAGATCTCCTAGGAACTAAATAATATTATTCCATAAGGAAAAACCAGCCAAGAAGAGTTCTGTGAGCAACTCCTATTGTGTTATAATTGGGACTCTTTGTTGGATAAAAATTTTCACATATGTCTAACTTAACAAGGGATTTGTTAATTAAGAACATCGTTGCTGAAGAGATGAGACACAATGATGGGACTAATTACGCAGAAATCCTAAAGAATTCATATCAAAGATGGGAACACGAATCGAGTTATGTTCTCTGTCAGAAATTTAACCAAATCGAACATACAAATATCACTGTAGACCTTCTTCAATCATAAATAGCAGAGCCATGCTTGCTGTAGATGCCAGAAGAAGTCAAAAAAGAGGAACCTAAAAAGAAAGGTCCTCTTGGCAAACTTAAAGAAAAGGTTGACGACGCAGACGAACAACTTGCGATTCTTTCAACGTTTGTACGACTAGGAATTTTAGTATGGTCTGGTGGTATTCTTACTCTAGCGTATATTAAACTCCCACCTGCTTTTGGTATTCCAGAACAGAAACTTGATCCAACTTTTATTGCGTCCGTATTTACTGGGGTTCTAGCAACCTTTGGTGTACAGACTGCAAAGAAAAATGGATCTAATGGTTCTACCTCTGGTGGTGGTGTCAGCAAAGCAGATTTACAGAAGTTGATCGATGCAGCTGCCCAAACTGCCCCTGCTCAGACAATCAGAATCGAGCAAGCTCCAATCAAGATCCAAGGACAAGATGGAGAACCCCCAGTCAAACCGACCATTTAAGTGGATTCTCCTTTCAGTGGGAACACTGTTTGGAATTGCACATCTTGGTGTTATTGGGCATCTGATGAGTCGAACTCAGATGCCTCAAATTGATCTGCCTTTGGGTGATTATAGTTCTTATGTTATCCGTGCCGGAAAGCATGGATATGTAATTGAGTATAAGGCAAATGATCCAAAGGTGTTGACGACTACAAAGAATATTAAAAAGAATGGTGGGTTCTT